CCGTTTCTCTTCGGGGTGCAGGGTCGGCGCCCTCGTCGTCCTCTGTGGTGTAATCGTCGCCCCAAAGGTCTTTTAACATTTCATCAAATTCCCCATCGTCATGGGTTTCCTGGGGTTCCTGTGTCCCCATGTTGTCCAGTTCCATGTCCATGCTGATTTCCTCCTTACTTGCCACTTCTCAGGTCTGTACCTGTCTGTTTCTGGGGCTTTTTGCCGCCTGTGTTGGCTTTGATAGCCTTCACTTCCTGTGCCCCATGGTGACCAATGTTCAGATTTGCGCTTGCACTACGTTTCATGCCTTTCACCTCCTTCCACGAAAAAAGGACATCCCTTCCGGTCTGTCCTTACTTGATAGGTATTAACAGTGTGCCAATTTCCTTACCGTTGTTTGGACAGGCAGGATTTCTGCACACAAAATGCTGGTTATAATATGCTTTGGTTTCAGTATCGGGGCTTTCATCCCCCTCAAATACCACCTCTGTACTGTCGATATAGGCATCTACACCACATGCGTTACATTTCACCTGTCACACCTCCCATGGGCTGTTCCATCTGCATCGGCTGTGGAGCCATTCCCGCAGGGTTCATTTGCTGCTGCATCATTGCTTGCTGCATTTCCATTTGCTGACGCATCTGCTGTTCCTGCATTTCTTCCAGCTGTTTCTTGGTTTCTTCTGCCATGGGATAATGCAGTTTGGCCATCATAGACCAGAAAAGCAGCAATGTTTGTATATTCGCAGGATCACCGAATGTACCGTTCTGGAAATTCTGGCGTGTTTCCTGCCACATTGCTTCCCTGTTGGAAGCCAGAGCCGATGACGTGTCAACGCTGAAAAGAAAATCGTCTTTCCAGTACCATTCGCCGGCGTCATCTTGCGCCAGAAAATCATATTTGTTGAAGGTACTGTACTCTGTGGTGCCGTCCAGTTTATCATGCCGCACTGTCCGTTGCTCGTCTGTGTAGGCAAGCAGGAATTTAAACATGACCTGATACAAGTCCGCAAACATAGAATTTTTCATGATGCGTTTGCTTTCCAATCTTCCGGCAGACTGGGCAACGGCTATCTGTTTTGCCGTACCGCTGGTGGCCGTCCTGTCCTGTCTGCCCATGTAAGAATCTGTGATACCTAACAGCCTTTGCGCCGCCTGGTAGCTCTGTTCCGCCACTGCCATATCTCCGCTGGTATCTACCTGCAGATTGACCACCCGCACCATATTTGCCTCTGACGGTTTTTCCACGTTGACAACCTTCAACTGTCTGTCTGACTGTTCCAGCTTGGTACTTTCGCTTTTAATCAAAATACTGCCGCCTTTATCCAGCTTTTCCTGTACTCTGGTATCACATTTTTTGATAGCGTTTTGCTGGTCTTGGATTTTAGACACGTCAGAATCACCCAAGACCTTCCCCCAGCTGGACACATTGCGCCGTAATACAATGGGATAACAGTCCGGCTTGTAGTATGGAATCTTCGTCTGTACGGAAATTTCTTCGGGGATTGCCTCCATTGCCTCTCCCGTAAAGGGATCAATGATGATTTCCTGCATCCCCTCCATGGGCAGCTGGTATTCTGTGGTATATGCAGGAATGATACTTCCGTCACTGCGTTCAATGTCCTCAAAGAGTGCAAATGTGTCCTCTGCTTTTCTCTCATACTTCTTGCTGCCGCAGTATTCGCAAGTATCGCCTTCCATGACCTCCCCACACTTGGAGCATCTTGTGAGCATTCGCGCCTGATAATCTTCCAGATATTCCAATTCCACATCATTAACCCATACATACCGGCCGATACCGCCCTTTTTGTTTCGGAAGTATGCAAAATTAACCGTTACAACGTCATCCGCAGTGGTGGTGCCGCCGCGGCTCTCGGGGCTTTCCTCCCCTTCTGTGGATACGTCAATGCCATACTGTTCTTTGACATGGTCTTTGGTCATTGCCATTCTGATGAAAATATAGTCCATGTCCTCAATCTCATTGACACCAGCCTGCGGGATCACCTGTTTTGGATGCAGCAGCGTCACAGACAACTCACCCATGGTGGTCTGTGTATGCCTGTCGGCGTCCCATTCAACTAAATAGAAATCCCCGCCCTGTACGGGTGTGGTACGCTCGTCAAGATCGTTCATTTTTTCAAATGGCAAACGGTCTGTTTCATTCCGCAGGAAATCTTCAATGGTCGTTGCCAGTGGTTCATCTGCCTCATTTCTGGCTGTTACCTTTGGCATGGGGATGGAGCTGTCCACCTGTGCTTCCACCAATTCAGCCACAATGTTTCTTACCATTGACGCATCTTCAACGGGTCCAGTCTGCACTGTCCCAACCTTTGGCTGGATTTCACGGCTCCCCATGTATAGGCTATTCATTTTGTCCATTTCGTCCAAAATCGGCTGATATGCGGTAAGGTTTCGCTGCATCCGGTCTTGCCACTTTTTCAGCCGGTTTTGCTGTCCTTTTTCCATGGTCTTTTCCTCCTTTCCGTCAAATTTCCATTAAAAATGCAGCCCGTTTATGGCTGCATCCTTCCTTTGCTGGTCAATACCAATATATCTCCTTGTGATACTGGGGTCCTCATGCCCCAGAATGTCCTGTACCATGGATATGTCCCCGCCACTGTCCTTGTATAGCCAGTATGCAAAGGTCTTTCGCATGGTGTGACAGCTCACATGGTCATTATAGCTGACAGCCTCCGCCGCCTCGTTCAGTATTTGCCAGGCCCTCACCCTGCTGATAGGGCGGTTTTCCTTTCCTCTGCTTCTGCGAAATACATATTCATAATCTTTTTTGCCTTGGAAAAAATGTTTAAAAATCTTCTGCAAATGTGGGTTGATGGTCAGGCGTATGGTGTCCCCGGTCTTTTTCTCCGGTATTTCCACATAGTCCTTTCCCCGTAAATCCCGCACACGGTACTCCAAAAGGTCAGAAATGCGCCGCCCTAAGTAAATGCCAGTCATAAAAAGAACGTAATCCCTCTCGTTTTTCTCGTACAAATACTCGGCTATATCCGTAACGGCTCTCTTGTCCGTGATTGGCATAACAAAACGCATATCCTCACCCCCTTATCGTGTAGGCTCTCCCCATCTTTCCCGCAAATACGCCTTTGTTTTCGTATCTGCGTTCCGGTAGTCCTCCCACATGTCCGCAGTCCATTTAACTTTCTTCTTGGGCGTTCTTTCTGCCTCCATCCGGTGCTGTGTCCGGCTTTGCAGGGCAATACCTAACCCCATGAGTAAGTCATCATGGGCGCCCTGTTCCGCCTCCGCCTTTCCTTTTTCGTTACGAATAAAGGTCAGCGCCTCCCGCAGCGTTTCCACATCATGCACATAATGGAGAAAATCCCGAAAATATGTCACCAGTCCCGCCACAATCAGCGGACGTGTAACCGTTGTCGTGCGGAAACCGTATGTTTTCTGCATGGCTCCTGTGTAATTGTCAGGTACTTCCCTTTCGTAGATACGGGGATACCGCAGCCACTCCAATACTTTGTTCGGATGCGTAGAAAAATTGGTTTCAATGGCAATCAATGCCGTATTATAGTACATACCCAAGCAGTAGGCCTGCTCTGTGTACTCGTCCTCGTCATAAGTCCTCATAAGCCTTGCGACCTGTTCCCCGGTGCGGTTGTCCAGCACATGCAGGGTAAACCGGTCGGAACCGTCCCCGGCAGTGTCTCCACCAATAACATAAGGCACGCCGTCCTCCGGCTCCTTGTATATCTCGATTTCCCCGTTGTCTTTCTCCACAAACTCTCTGTTTTTCAGCAGAATAAACGGGCCTGCCTGGCTGTCCTTCACGGTCTTTTCGTAAGTAAAACAGCCACGCTTTACCACTGACGAATTTTCCAGCAGATAATACAGCCGTTTACTGATTGCCTCCGTATCAAAGACACTCTCCCCAGTGGCTATAAATGCTTCCTCTGGTGTTGATGGATATTCCTGCCGAAATTTATTCGTATCGTTGTTGCAGTTATTAGCCATACACCACCGCCGCCACATGATCTGTTCATGATCCAGCTGGAAACGCTCCATGATGTCTTTTTCTTCCGCTGTCAGCTCCTCGCCGTGGTAGGGCTTGCGGTAAGTCTGCATTTCATACCATGGGAAAAACAGTGGTACAAAGTCTGTTTTGCCTGATACAGCATCATCCCACAACTGTTTGAAAGCGTTAAACCCGTTGGCGGTACTCTCATATATGACCATCGTTCCCGGCAGTGATGGAACAGCCTGCAAAATACCAGCCAATGTGTCCAAAATATCTCCCGGCCAAAAGGCTACCTCAGAAGCGTGCAGCGTAGTCAAGGTGTCAGAACGTCCCACACCTTTCCCGCCTGCGGTAGTGCATTTTATTTTACTGCGCAGCCCCGGCCGCTTTTCTTTTTTCTTCGGGTCTTTGGTTGGATTCTCAAAAATCAATTCTTTTGCATTGCTGGCTTTCATCATAGGACGCATGCGCTCCGGCAATCCTTCAAAAAACAGTTTCGACATGTTGAAAAGGTTTGTTGTCGCCTCGTCTTTATGCGTGATAATCATTGCATTATGTAAGAAATGCGTCGCGGTATCATGGAAGATAAGCCCTTCTGTCAACGTAGAAAAGCCCATCTGGCGGGCTTTTAGGATAATGATTCTGACAGGCTTTCCCGCCTCCACCTGCTCCATGATTGCCCTGTATAGCTTTTCCTGACTTTCATTCAATTTGAAAGGAACTATTTTCCCTTCCTTTGTTTTGATTTTTAAAAAACTTTCAATATATCTTTTCGGGTCTGTCAAAACGGAATATCCCACTTAATATACATCCCCTTCCGCCTCGGCCAG